CCAGAGGTCGGGCATCACCCCATCGGTGCCAAGCTGGCCGCGCAAGCGGGTGTGAATCTCATAGGTTTCCGGCGCGACAAGCACCGCATCGGCAAACTGCACCACCTCCCACAGGTCAGCACTGCCATCACCAATGGCCAGCGCATTGCCTCCGGCCAGCACCGAAAGCTCATCCGCCGAGGACAGCTGCCCGGACCCCAACCTAATGCGCAGGGCCGGGCCACGCTCCCACCGCCCGGCCTGACCACGGGCAAGTGCGGTTTCGGTCACGCCCACAATCGCAGGGCGGTTGAGAAGGGTGTTGAGTGTGAAACCCGCCTCGGTTGGAGAGGACCACAAGGCCACCTGCCCCGGCCAAGGGCTTGCCGCCACTGCCAGATGCGGCACATGCGGTTGCTCGGACCCTGTCAGCAAAGGCAGGTCCAAAAACACTGGATAAGGCGGCAAGGGCGGTTGATAGGGCTTCCAGCTGGTCGCCTCGGGGTCGATCCTGGGGTCGCGGTAGACTGCCGGGTCGATGCGCACCGCCTCAATCGTTTGCATCGCGGTCAACTCGCAGCGATCCACCCGATAGCGTTTGCCTGCCACCTCGATCACCGATCCCGCCCCGATGTCACGACGCGAGGGCGGCAGGCCCAGACGCAGGCTGTCGCGGGCCAGACGCGCCTCAACCAGCCAGCGCTCGGCCAAGGCCGCAGCCTCGGCCCGCGTGAGCGCCAAAGGCAGATCGCTTTGCGCGACCGAAGCACCCGTGGCGTCGGGCAGGCTTGCGGCCACGGCGCGCACGGCAAAGTCGCTTTCGGCCTCGAGATAGATCAGGCGCAGATGGTCATGGGTCTCAGTCTCGCCCAGTCGCGTTGCTTCAAGACCTGATCCATCGCCCTCCATCAAGGCAAGGGTCTCGGGCGCGAGGGGCGTTGGGGAAAGCCCGGTCCGGCGCATAAAGCTCATGCGCCCCTCGCGCTCCACCGCATCAACCGAGGCTGCCTGCAACACAGGCTGCAAAACGGCCCGCGCCGAGGCAACCTCGGTCACATGATAGCCGCGCACCACGCCATGCGCGCGGGTGGTGTCGACATTCGTCACCCGTGCAGCAGTGCAGACATCCTCGATCACCGCCGCGAGCGACTGGTTGGCCGAGCGCCCGTTCAACCAATGCCCAGCCTCAAAATTCGCGCCATCGTTCCATAGCGTTTTGTTCAAAGGAAACACTGGAAACGGCCGGGCGTCCCAGGCCCAAGCCAAAGAGCGGTCAAAATCCAGCATCGGCCCGGCATAGGCCAACGAGGCCGGATTGTTGGCCGGGTCGCGCCAGAATCGCGCCATGGCGGTGTAATAGGCCATCTGCAAAAGATCATCACGCTGGCCGGTCGAAAACTTTGGCAGCGCGGATTCAGAGGATTTGGGATCGAGAAATTTGTTGGGCTGGTTGGTGCCCTTGTCGATCGCCGCGCAGCCATATTCGACAAAGCGGAAGGGCTTGGATTGCGGCACCCAAGGGGTAGGCGTGGCTTGGCGCACCCCGGCAATGCGCGGATGGTGCTGCGACAGCCACCAATTGCGCAAATCCTTATAGCGGTAGACCCAAGGCTCGTCATGCGCGCCATCGGTGATGGGTGTGCGGGTTTGCGCGGCCTCGTCGACCTCATTGGCGTAATACCAGTCAAACCCTTCACCGCCTGCGATATTGGCGATCAGATAGTCCGGGTTGTGCAGCGATTGCCAAGCGCTGTCGGCGTGCACCTCCCCTTCGCGCCAGTCGGACAGGGGCATGTAATTGTCGATGCCGATGAAATCGATGTTGGCGTTGGCCCATAGGGGATCGAGGTGGAAGTAGACATTGTTGCCGACGTGATAGCCGAAATACTCTGACCAATCGGCAGCATAAGAGAGCTTGCAGGTTGGTCCCAGAATAGAGCGCACTTCGGCGGCCAACGCGATCAACGCCGTCACCGCCGGAAAACTGTCGCCCGCCCCGCGGATCTGCGTCAGCCCCCGCATTTCCGAGCCGATACAAAACGCCTCAACCCCGCCTGCTGCGACGCAAAGCATCGCATTGTGCAGGATGAAGCGCCGATAGCTCCATTCATTCGGCCCGGTGTAGGTGATGGTGGTGCCCGACAGCGCGAAATGTGCGGCCGTGGCCGTGCCAATAAAGGCTGCCACTTCGGCCGCAGCGGCGGCAGTGCGGTCAGGCGTTCCGGGCAACCCCGGCGCAAGAGAGGTGGTGATGCGCCCGCGCCACGGCAGTTTCGACTGGCCCACCTGACCGGTCCACGGGTTTGTAAGCGTATTGCCCTCAAGCTGATCCATCAGGATGAAAGGATAGAAGGTCACATCCTTGCCAGCCGCTTTCATCGCGACAATTGCCTCGATGACTGCCTGATCGGTGGGTGTGCCGCCATAGATGGATCGCCCCGACACCTTCGGTACTTCCTCGGCCATCGCACGCGTGATCCCACCCGACCGCCACGGCATGCCCACCCCGTCCAGCGTCTTTTGTTCCACCTTCGGACGAATTGTGCATTGCCCACAGCGCAGATCGTCGCCGAACCACGACACCACCAAAGATGCTGCCCCTACCCCCGGCATCTCTTCGGTCAGCTGTTCCAGTGACAGCGCAAAGTCGGTCTGGTCAGTCGGCATGTTCACATTGGCGGTACGGTTCTGGCCTGGGCCTGTCTGGTAATGCACGGGCGAGGTTGCCAGCGAATACTCTCCGGTGCCTGGGATCACGCACAGGCCAGAGATACTCGCCGCCAACTCCTCGACCCGCGCGTTGCCAGTCGTCTGCGCCGGGCGCACCACCTCAAAGCTGAACTGCGGCACCCGGTTGCCAAAGACCCCAAGATCCAGGTCTTCGATCACCACATAGGCAACCCCGCGATAAGCAGGGGCATTGCCCGCGCCCTCGACCGCCGCGATCTTGGGATCGGCAAGTTGCGTCTCGGTCCCTTTGTAAACCCGCATCGTCAGCGCGTTGGTGGCAATCTCATTGCCATCGGCCCAGATCCGGCCAACGCGGCGGATTTCCCCTTCACAGAGCGCAATCGCAAGGCTGACCGAATAGCTGTACTGTGTCACGCGCCCCCCGCCGCCGCCCTTGCCGCCACCACTCTCAGCAACCGTTTCGCGAAAGCGCGTTGCCCAAATGACTTGCCCGCCCAGGCGCACCCGGCCCCAGGCGCGCGTGACAGCCGCGCCTTCGCTGGCCCCGGTCAGGCGAAACCGCTCGACCCGGCCTACCTCAACCGCCTCAGATCCTGCCCCAAGCAGGCGCTGGTCAATGACCTGGCCCAGCGTGGCGCCGATGGCCCGGCCAATCACTGCCCCAGACAGGCCCAGGACTGTGCCGCCGAACCCCGCCCCGATGGCCGCTCCAGCTGCTGACAAAAGGATGGTCGCCATGGTTCAGGCTCCTTCAAGGAAAACGAAAAACGGCAGCGATCTTGCGCTGCCATGGTCCTGACAGCGGCGAGATCACAACCCCATGACCGCTGTAGGCGTGAATGAATGCAGCCGCTGGGCCCGCGTCGGCCAAAATGCCCAAATGTTTGGCCACCGCGCCGGGGCGCATGCGAAAGAGCAAGACATCGCCGGGCACCTCGTGGCCAAGCGCCACCGGACACAAAATCTCGCGCGCCGCCTCAATCAGCACCTCTTGTCCGGTCGGCTCGGCCCAGTCGGGCGTATAGGCAGGCACCAAGCGTGGCTCATCCCCGTGGATCTCACGCCAGATGCCGCGCAACAGGCCCAGACAATCGGTGCCAGCGCCTTTGCAACTGGCCTGATGCCGATAGGGCGTGCCCAACCAATCGCGGGCGCGCGCCAAAACCTCGTCATTGCGGGTCATCCCTGCAGGCTCCCCCCGTCATTCAACGTGTTTGAGGCGGGATAAGAGGTCAACCAATCCTCCCCAGGCACATGAGGAAAGCCGCGAAAGTTCGCAAAATTGGTAAACTTTGTCCGGCAGGTCGCCGCGCGCCGGTCACATCCTGCAATCAGCCGAATGCTGTCGCCCGCCGCAAGATCCGCGCCCGTGCCATGCCAAAGGTCCACCACCCGGCCCATTGCAGTCAGCCGGTCGGCCTTGACCATCACCGACATCCCCGCCGAGGCGCCGCTCAGCACTTCGATCTGACCGCGTTCAAACCAATGGTCGGCAAAACTGGTTTGTCCGTCAATCCGGATACGCCCAAGCACATCGATCTCGGTGATCACGGTTGTGGTGCGATAGGCTGGCAAGCCCAGATCGATCCCACACCGCACATCTCCCAAGACCGCACCACAGCCCGCCTGATAGACCAACCCCTGCACCTGGTTGAGCCGTTCGCTCAGACCCCTGAGTTCCACGCGAAAGGCCCCGGCCTTGCGCGTCACCTCACCGAAATTGCCGCAAAATTCGATCACGCGCGCGCCGACATCAGCCCAATTCACCAGCCAGCTTTGCACCTCGGCCCCGTCAAATCGCCCGTCCGCCAAATCCTCCTCGCGGACCGAGGCATCCGACAAGGCCCCGACCGCCTCGGAATTGTCCACCGAAAGCCCGGTGGTCTGCTGCAAGGCCCCCGCCGAAAGCCCGCTGGCCGCCTTGAACACATGCCCGTCAAAGGTCACATCGCGGTCATGGTCGGTGAAGCCATAGGTCTCGCCATCCGCGCGCTTGACCAGCCAGCAATGACACACCGTGGTGATGCCACCGCCCAGATGCTGATAAAGCTCCTCGCGCCCGCTCATAGCCGCACCTCGATCACCGGCACATCAGGCACCTCGCCGGCGTTGAAGGCAGCCAGCGATACCGCAATCCGGTCGGTGTCAAACCGTACCGGCACATCAAACTCAAAGCCCGCCGTGACAACCGCGCCAATGTCGGGGGGCGTGACAAAGGTCACGATCCCGGCCGCCGTATCGACAGTGAACTCAACTCCTTCCACCTTGGGATCGTCGGCAATCGCCACCATCACCGTGCCCGCCACCGGCTTGGCAATCGGGCGCCAATAGTCCTGAGCCCCCGACAGATAGCGCTTGCGCAGTTGAAACGTCGTCCGCACCCCGTCGCCAACCCCCAAGATCTGATCCACAGGCCCCGTCACCGCCGAAGGGGCTGAGGATTTCCAATCCGCCCAGTCCTTCCAGCGAAACGCATGCAAGGGCCCGCGCCGCGCCTCGAAAAACGCGATCAGCGCCTCCAGATCGTCCAACGACCGCAACCCCATCCCCGCATCATAGCGTCGGCGCGAATGCTCCCAGGGCGTGTTGCGCTCCTCATGGCCATTGGCCAGCGTCACAATCTCGGTGCGCCGCTCGGGTCCGCCCAGTGCGCCGAACGACAGGTTCGCCGGAAAGCGGATATCGTGAAATGCCATAGTCCTGCCCCCTCAGCGGTTTCTTTGCCCACGCGCAAGCATCCGCTGCGCTTGGGCGGCAATCTGGGTTTGGCTGCGCTGAAAGCCCTGCACATCGGGCGTTGTGATGTTCATCACCACCGTGACGGGCCGCGAAGCTCCTGCCGCCTGCACACCAAGCCGCCCATCAGCCCCCCGCGCCAAGGGCATAATCGCCTCTGGCCCCGCCTCGCCCATCAATCCTGTGGCCCCCCGCATCGGAAAGGCGGTGGCCTGTGCCACCACACCGCCTTTGGCAAAGGGCATCACACGGCCCTGGACAAAGGCACCGCCCTTCTCAAACGGCATCAAGCCACCCAAAAGCCCGTTCAACCCTTGTGCCAGCGCGCCGCTAAGGGCGTTCTGCACCGGCTTCATCGCCACACCATAGACTGTGTCGGCCATGGTCCGCGCCACGCCGCGCAAGGCATCCGACAGCTTCACCCCATCAAACACCAGCCCGTCAAAAGCGCGCCGCAAGCCGCCGCCGATGCCCACGGACAGCGTGCTCACCTCGCGCCCGGTGAACACCAGACTCTCGCGCATCCGCGCCAACTCTCCGTCAAAGGCCGCCACCATCCCTGCACTGCCTGCCAATGTAGCCTCCAGGGCCGCGATCTGATCTTGCAACTCATCAATTTCTGCCATGATCCTTGTCCTTTCCCTGATCGGGGTAAGCCGCAGCCAGCTCTTCCAGCCGCGCCCGCGTCAAAGGCGGCATCGCCGCCTCTGCGCCCAACATGATCCGCAACTCCACCGGGCTTAAGGCCCAGAACTGATCGGGCCTCAGGCCCAAGCGGCCCATCCCGGCCCGCATCAGGCCCGGCCAATCGATCCCGCGGCCGATTTCGCTCATGCCTCGCCCGGCAGTTGAAAGGCGCGCGCCAGCAATTCTGCCGCTGCCCGCGCCGCCTCAACCGGCCCGCCACCAATCGTCACCGCGCGCAGATCGGCGGCCGAGCCTTGCCAACCACCACCCCGCAGCCCCGCCACAATCAGCGCCAGCACATCGCGCGTGGTGAAGGCCCGCGTTTCGAACCGCTCCACCAGCTCCATCAAAGACCCCGCCTCCATCGCAGCCTCCAACTCGGCCAGCGTGCCCAAGGTCAGTTTGGCCAGATGGCGCTGCCCATCCAACACGATCGCCACCTCACCGGCATAGGGATTGGCCATCGCCTTACCCCTTACAGTGCCACAAAGGTCAATTGACCCGCCGAGGCGAGGCTGATCTCATAGGTCGCCTCACCATTATGGCTGCCCCCATACTCGATGCTGGTGATCTGGAACGGCCCCTCGATGGTCCCGAAATCAGGCACCACAACTTGGAAATCTGGGGTTTCGGCATCAAAGAAAATCTGCCGCGCACGCCCATCCGTCGCCGCATCTCGAAAAACGCCCGAGCCCGAGATCGAAGCAGACTTCACACCTGCGCCCGCCAGAAGCTCACGCCAGCCCCCCGCACTTTCCAGGCTGGTGACATCCACCTGATCGGCGTTCAGGCTGAACCGCTGCGCCCGCAGCCCCGCCAGCGTCTCAAACTGCCCGTCCCCGACCATATCGACCTTGATCAACAGATCCTTGCCATTCTGAACTGCCATCTTTCATCTCCCTTACCGCCACAAGGCCGCGCCTTTGGCTGTGAAAATCCGTTAAAGCTCCACGCGCGCCCGAAAGGTCATGTCGATGCGCCGTGCCGTGCCTTCCTCCAGCCGCCGCGCCACGGCGCGCTGAAACTGGATCGAAACGAGGGTCCCGGTCGCAAGGCTAAGGCCCCCCGCCAACACCGCCGCCGAAGCTGCCGCCGCCAGCGATTTCGCGGTCAAAAACCCCGCCGCATCGCTGATGACGCTGATGGTGAACCGATGCTCTGCACCCGCCCCCGTACCATCGGACTGATCAGTTGCCACTTCGGGGCCGATCAGAATGAACGTACCGGGCGTGGTGCCGGGGGGCATGGCATCAACGACACTTACCCCCGAAAGTGCGGGCGCCGCACTCAGCGCGCCATAGATTGCCGCCTGCAAGGCAGCCGCCGCTGCATAGCTCATGCCGGGTCCTCCTCTCGGGCAAAGCAAGTCAAATACTGGCCACGCGGATCCTCCTCGGTCACCGCCAAGAGAGTGAACACCCGCGCCCCATCACGCAGCCGATCCTCAGGCCGTGGCCGAGCCGTTGATCCTACAGGGGCCGCCCGCACCGTGATCCGGTAAGCCACCTGCGCCGCGCGCACCTCAACCCTGGCGGCCTCACGCCCCGCACCGGGCTTGAGCGCGGCCCACAACACCCCGCGGACCGCCCAAGTCAGCTGAAACCCGCCCGCGCCATCGGCCACCCGATCGGGTGCCTCCAGCACCATCCGGCGATCAAGACGCACCCCATTCATGACTTTCCCCCCAGAATGCGCACCGTGCGCCAGCGCTCAATCAGCGCCTGCACCGCAAAGGGCAGCCCCCCCTGCCCGCCATCTCCGGGCTGGCGCACCTCGTAATACTCGGCCGCCAGCAGCATCACCGCCTGCGCCAGATCCACCGGAACCTCGGCCCAAGCCGCCCCAAAGCCTGCGTCAAACACTACTTCAGCACGGCCATCCATCGGCACAACGGGCAACAACACCCCTACAGCCACCAGCTTCGGCCGATGCATGTCCGGCACCAGCCGATAGCGCGCCGCATCTACCACCGTGGCCACAGCCGCCGCATCCACCACCGTCACCGACAGCACAGAGCTAACCGGCGCTACAGGCAAAGGCTGCTCACCGGAGCTGCGCCAATCTTCCAACTCCAACTTGAATCGGCGCGCGATCAGCATCTTGCCGATCCGCCCCTCCACCACCGCAATCGCGGCACGCAGATAGGCTTCGATCAACCCATCTTGCAGCCCATCCTCGGTAAACCCGCTGCCCAGCCGCAAATGGTCCTTCAACCCTTGAACAGGCAGCGCCGCAACAGGGACTGTTGTCATTTCCGTCAGCATCATCTTCAGATCCTTTGCCATCAACCCCAGAGGCCCCTTGAGAACCCATGCGCGCCCAAAGGTCCGGCCCCCTTACAGGGACCAGACCCACCGACTCGATTAGGAGACAGCGACACACAGCAGCTTGATCGCTGCAAAGTCGGTGACATCGCCGCCCACGCGCTTGTTGGCGTAGAACAGCACATTCGGCTTGGCCGAGAAGGGATCGCGCAGGATGCGCAGATCGGGGCGCTCGGCAATGGTGTAACCGGCCGTGAAGTCGCCAAAGGCGATGGGGTGGCTGTTTGCGGCCACATCCGGCATATCCTCGCAGATCAGAACAGGATAGCCCATCAGACGCGCGGGCTCCCCGGCCTGCAGGCTATCGCCCCACATAAAGCGGCCATCGGCATCCTTCATCTTGCGCACCGCGCCTGCAGTTTTCGAATTCATGATAAAAGTGCCGTTAGCGCGGTAATCCGCCCCCAGCGCATAGACCAGATTGACGATGCAATCGCTTGCATTGGTAGTGGCAAAATCCGCCGCAGCGCCCGTCGGGATGTAGCCCAGACTGCCCCAGGTCCAGGACGCGTTGGCCACCTTCGGCGGCAACAAAATGCCGCGCGGCTTGTCCACACCATCACCGTTGATAAAGGCCGCCGCCTCGGCACGGATAAAGCGCGTAGCGATCTTGCCGGCAAGCCAACCTTCCACGTCAAAGGCGCTGTCATCCAGCAACCGCTGGCTGGCCTTCGGCATGGCCGACAGCTCATGCAGCTTGATCGAGATCCGCTCAATCGTCGGGGTCCCGGTTTCCGCTTGCGGCGCAACCTCGGTGGCCCAGCCCGAGCCAACTTCCGACCGATCGATCAGCACGTCGAACGACGTCGCATCCACCTGAACCACATTGGCCGCAGCGCGCAAGCTAGAGGTCGACACCAGCATCGAACGAACGGTCTCGGCGGTTTGCGGATCCACAAGATAGCCGCCATCGGCAGCCACCGCGGTCGACAAGGCCTTGCCCTCCAGAACAAGGCCACGCAAGCCATCATCATCGCCCGAGCGCAAGTAGGCGCCAAAGGCCTTCTTGTGGGGCACTTCCACCTCGGCACTGGTGGCCAGTGCAGGGCGGCCAAAAGTCATTTGTTTGCGATCCAGCATGGTCAAACGCTCTTCCTGATGTTGCAATGATTGTTTCACGTCGCTCTGAAAGCCTCTGAAAGCGTTCAGAAATCCTTCCAGAGCGGTTTTCACGTCCGCTGCCGGAGTTTGGGCGGCTCTGGTGGCCAAAGGCACACCTTCCCCGGCCCGAGCCTTTGTCTCGGTCATTCCAGTCATCCTTCGGTTTCGTTGAAAATCCGGGCCTAGGGCCGCCCAGCCATGGCCTCTGCCGCCTCTGTCAAGGCCTGCGCCAATCGGCGCCAAGTCTCGGCCTCGGGGTCATCACCCTTGGCCGCCACCCGCGCCTCGGGAAGCATTGGAAAGGTCACCAAGGACACCTCCCAAAGCTCCAACTCCTGCAAAAGGCGTTGGCCCTTGCCATCTCGCTCTGCCTTGACGGTCCGATAGCCAATCGACAGCCCGTCAATCGCCCCCGCTGCCAACAAGGCCGCCGCCTCGCGGCCCTTCGCCACGTCGTGCAACAAGCGCCCCTTGACCCACAGGCCCGTGGCATCCTCGCGCACCTCATCCCAAATGCCGATCGGCTGGGCCGGGTCATGCTGCCACAGCATCTTGACCGCCCGACCCGCCGCCGCGAGCCGTTTCAGACTGGCCGCATAGGCACCCTTCACGACCACATCGCCGCCCTGATCGCGCTTGCCAAACAGGCTGGCATAGCCCTCGATCCCGTGACCATCGATCACCCGCAGGCCCATCCCGGCTCCGGCAGGTGCCTGCATGTCCTTACGCTCCAATCCACCATCCATCGCCATATCTCACCTCACCATTCTACCTAGTGGCCGCCTGGATCAACGCCTCAGCCATCTGCGCCAGCATAAAGGCTGCAACCCCGTAAACACCCAACCAGATGCGCTTCTCCAACCGCTCCAGCACGGCATCAATCTGGCTTAGCCGCCACTCCAGTGCCGCCCAACGCTCCTCGGCCACACGTTCATTGGCCTCGATCCGGGCAGCGGCGGCGTCAAAACTGTCGTAGACAAAGCGCGACCCGCTTTCGCCCGGCTTCCTCACGCCTCACCATCCTCCGCCGTGCTGTCTTCAGGCAGACGCGGCAGGCCCAAAAGCACCCGCTTTTCGGCAGGGGTCAGGAAATCCGCCGACCCTACCCGCACCCATTGCTGATCACGCTCCACCGCAAGCGCGGGGATCTGATCCAGATCAGGGCGCAACTCCACCACATCGCCCGTGAAGCCCGACAGCCAATGCGACACGCCCGCCACCACGCGCTGCACCAAGGGCAGCACCGTCAGCCGGTAAAACGCGCGGTTCGCCTCTTGGTAATTGGCATAGGTGGCATCGCCCGGAATGCCCATCAGCATCGGCGGCACCCCAAAGGCGATGGCAATCTCACGCGCCGCCGCCTCTTTGGTTTTCTGAAACTCCATGTCGCTGGGCGAAAAGCCCATCGGCTTCCAATCCAAACCGCCCTCCAGCAACATCGGCCGCCCGGCATTGCGCGCGCCCTGGTGGTGGCTCTCCATCTCGCTCAACAACCGGTCATATTGGTCGGCCGACAAATGGCTTTGCCCATCTGCACCTTTGTACACAATCGCCCCCGAAGGCCGTGCTGCATTGTCCAACAGCGCCTTTGACCAAGCACTCGCGCTGGTGTGCACGTCCAACGCCACCGCCGCCGCCTGCATCGGGCTGAACCCGTAATGGTCATCCTGCGGATGGAAGGTCTTGATATGGCAAATCGGCAGCAGCTCGGCCGTCATCGCAAAGCGGTGCGTGCGCCCCGACACGGTGTAGTCATAGGCCACCGGCCAACCGTCCACTCCCGGCACCAAAGCCATCCGGTCTGACCGCAGCACATGCAGCTCCCCCGGCAGCGCGCCCGTCCCCGGCACCGCCTCAATATAGGCATTGCCCGACAGCAAAAGATGGCCATAGATCGCCTCAAACAGCTCAGCCCGCCCCTGCACCCCATTGGGGCGACGGATCAGGTCCAAGACCGGATGCGCCTCATAGCGCCGGTCGGCATCCTGCAAAACCAAGGGAAGCGCCGCCGCCGCCTCGGCAATCAGCTTGACCGCGCGAAAGCCGATCGGATTGCCCTGAAACCCCGACCGCGCCAAGCTCACCGCATCGCGCGGGCTCCACGCAACCCGGCCTGATGAGCCAAAGGCCACCACACGCCCCGTGGCCGAGGACTTTGCCTCGGTCACAAAACCCCTTGCATTGGCCGAAGCCTTTGCCTCGGTCACAAAACCCCCAGCATTGGCCGAGGCCTTAACCTCGGTCACACCCACCGCAGCCGTCTTCTCCACCACCGGCGCACGCTTCAGGAAATCGAATACCATCTCGCAAAGCTCCTTTGTCGCGCGCCGCGCTGTAGGCCCGCCGTTCCCGGTCCCCCGCTCAGGGGCCGCTGTCTTGTGATCTGAACGTCACCCTAAGGTGACAATGCTTAAGGGCCGTTAACCGAGCGTGCGCAACCTTGGCGCGACAAAGGCTTGGGATGGATCCACAATCAGCTCCGTCAGCGCCCAAACCAGCGCATCCACCCGGTCAGGGCTGCCCTTGCCCATGTAGCCTTGCACCGTCATTCGACACATTTGCTCTTCCAAAGCGGCAAGCCCCCGCAGATGCGCAACGCGCCCCTGCTCATACAAGGCCGCCACCGGCTCGGCCCGCGCAACCTTGCCCTTGCTGGCATGCACCGCCTTGATCGGCACCAGCGCATCCACGCCCCGGATGACGCTGGTCACCAGATCCCCGCCTTGGTTCACCTCCACCACGAGCCGATCCGCACGATGCCGCGCCATGGCCGCCAAGGCGGCTCGTGCCCAGGTCTCGGGCGAGGACATCCGCACCGACGCATCCTCCAACACCACGGCACGCCAGTTTTGCGGCGGCCCTTCGGTCACCGCCCCCACCACCACGATGCCGCATTCATCGCTGCCGCCGCCCTGGCTTACCGCGGGGTCAACCGCCACTACGATCCGGTTAAAGACAGGAACAACCTCCACACGCCCCGCCTCCAACTGCGCCGCAGACCACAGACTGCCCTCTACATCCTCTAACAAGACCCCGTCCAACTCTTGCCGACCCAGCCGCGTGCCGCCATAGCGCGCGCGCACTTCCTCAAGAAAACTCGCCGCCAGATGCGCGCGGTTGGCTTCTGTCGGTGCATGGGTGGTCACGGTCGAAGGGTTCTTCAAGATCGCCTTCAGCACCTCAACATTCTGCGGCGTCGTCGTCACCACCTGCCGAGGTGCGTCGCCCAGCCGCAGGCCAAACTGCAATTGATCCCAGGCCTCTTGCGCCTTGGGCCATTTTGCCAACTCATCGGCCCAGGCCGCATCAAACTGCGGGCCGCGCAAACTCGCCGGATCATGGGCCGAAAACACCTGCGCCACCGCACCATTGGGCCAGACAAGCTGGCGCCGCGTCGCCTGCCAATCGGGCCGCCGATCCGGCGGAGAGCAGGCCAAGATCCCGCTCTCCCCCATCACCATCACCTCACGCACCTGATCCACCGTCTCGCCGACAAGCGCGACCCGCCGCGCGCGTCCCGGTGCCATCGGGGTCGCCCCCTCCACCTCGGCGCGCACCCATTCTGCCCCAGCGCGGGTTTTGCCCGCACCGCGGCCTCCCATGATCACCCATGTTTTCCAAGCGCCGTCCGGCGGCAACTGATGCGGCAATGCCCAGAACTCAAACAGCCACGGCAGCGCCAACAGCGCATTGTCGCTGAGCCCTTCCAAAAACGCCTCAATCGCCTCCGGCGTCGCGGAGGCGAGCCAACCTGCGCCCGATTTCATCGCGCGCGGCGTCCATGTCGAGCGCGCCGGTTCCGACAGACCCGACAACTTGTTTACGGAGTTTTTCAACACGATTCCCTTCTTCAATGGCCAGTTGCACCGCCGCTTTCAGCCCCTTGATGCACTCCACCGCGTCCTTGACCTTGCCGAGCTCGCCGGACTTGATCGAATGAACGGTGCTTGCCAAAGCCTCAGCCGCCTCACGCAGCCAGATTTCCGTGGTCGCCAGCATGTCGACTGGCGGCTTGTTCCCCGAGGAGAAATTGATTGTCAT